CACGCATCGGCGGCGTCCAGGCCAAGGCGGACGGCGTGCTGTGCCAGGTGACCGCGGCGGAGCTGCCCAGCGCCCATGCCGCGACGCTGATGTTCGCCACCGAGGACGTGCTGGAATTGTCGGCGGAGCTATGAAAAATAAGGAGGAAACACCTATGGACAACATGCCCCAGCAGGCGCCCCCAAGGGGGGACGCCAGTCCGACTAAGCCCGAGGACAGCGCCGTGCGGGCGCTCCGCTGGGCGATACCCAGCACAGGCGAAAGCCTGGGATGGGCGGCATATGGCGTCTATGCCCGCACGGATGACGCGGGCCGCGTGACGGCCATCAACAGCGACGCTTTTTTGCTGGATACCGACGGCTGGACGCAGATCGACGAAGGCTATGGCGACCGCTGCCACCACGCCCAGGGCAACTATCTGCCCGGGCCGCTGTGGGATGACCGGGGCGTCTGTCGGTACAAGCTGACGGACGGCGAGGCCGTCGAGCGCACCCAGGCGGAGATGGACGCGGACTACATCCCGCCCTCACCGATGCTGACGGCGGAGCAGCGCATGGACGAGATCGAGGCCGCCATGATGGAGCTGGCCGCGATGATGACAACCGACACCCCGGGAGGTGATGCGTAATGGCAGCGATTTACGTTAGATGGATTCAGGCGGGGAAAATCACCCTGGACGACGTGCCTGAGCGCTGGCGGGAGCGGGTTCGGGCGATGATGGAGGATCAATAACCTATCAAATATAAAACCTGCCCCGAAGGGCAGGTTTTACCCAAGCCTGAAACGTGCTTCAGCATGGGAGGGGCCGTTAAATTAGTGGTTAAACAGCTCGGTCAAAGCATCCTGAAGCACCTGGGAGCAATTCACGCCACGGCGTTCAGCCAGGGTGGCCATCCAGGCAGGAAGGGAGACGTTTTTACGAACGGCGCGGGTATCGGTCATACGGCGGTGCAGGTCTGTATCTACTTCAATCAGCGTCTGGATTGCGCCGGGTTCAAGCTGGATGGCCTCCGGGCTGCTGGGCTGGGGGATTGGATCGCCGCAGTCCTCCGCGACGCAGAGCCATTCATGGGCTGCATCCGCTGTCATACGGACGGCATCAGCCAGGTCGCTGCCGCTGGTGATGCAGCCGGGAAGATCGGGAACACGGGTATGATAGCCATGGCCGTTCTCCTTGCGGTACAGGACAGCGGAGTAAATTGCTTTCATGTGGTGGTCATCTCCTTTTGATATGGTTATATGTCATTGCCGGGCGGCTGGGGGTTACTGCCCCCGCCGCCGGACGTTCTGGGTTATTTCCTTAAAGGGAGGGCATGCGCCCGACTGAGGGCGTATAACGCTTGCGTTATAGCCCGATACCCGCGACGGACGCATGTCCGGGGCGGGCGACATTCTGGATGTACCGCAGGTCGTCCTCGTCTATGTCGTGTCGCTTCAGCGGTATGCTGCATCGGAGAGTTGCGTTGCGGTAGATGTCGTGGTTTGCGCCGTGTCGCTGAAGTGTGTAGCCGTTTTCCTCAAGGAGCTTTTCTGCTATCTTCCGTGCGTTCATGTTGTCCCCCTTTCACCATCTATTATACACAATATTTGCGCATCTGTCAAGCAGTTTGTGTAATTTTTACGCAAATTATAGAGCAAGCAAAGGAGGAAGAGAAAAATGCAAACGAAGTCTGATGCCCTTCGCTCCTGGGCCCTTGCCCAGGTGGGCAGCCCCTACGTCATGGGCGGGACGGGGCAAAAGTGCACCCCGTCCTACCGCCAAGCGCGGGCGGAACAGTACCCAGGCAGCGCCGCCGCCATCCGCAGCAACTGCCCGGTGCTGCGGGGTAAAAAGGCGGACTGCGGCAGCTGCAAGTACGACGGCAAGCGCTGCTACGACTGCGCCCAGCTGGTGCGCCGGGGCTGCGCGGCGGCGGGAATTGAGGGCGTCGCCATCTCCGGGGCGACCAGCCAGTGGAATAAGGGCGACTGGCTGCGGAAGGGAGGCGTTGAGGACGCGCCAAGCGGCAAGATGTGCATCCTGTTTCGGGAGGACAAGCCGGCGAGGGAGGCCGCGAGGCCGACTAAGCCCGAGGACAGCGCCGATGAGGCGCTCCGCAGGGCTGTACCCAGCACAGGCGAAAGCCTGGGATGGGCGAAGTGCGTGATGGGCCATACCGGCATTGCTCTGGGCGACGGGACGCGCGGGCAGGTGGACGCACTACGCCATCCCCAAAGGGATGGATGCGGTGGTGGACGGCGAGACGGACGCGCCGTCAGAGGGTGCGCCTGGCACAGGCGGCAACAGCAGCGGTACAGAGCAGCGCGACACCATCCGCCGGGGAGCCAAAGGCCCGACCGTGGTTGAGGCCCAGGGGCTGCTGATCCGCGCCGGGTACAGCCTGCCCAAGCACGGTGCGGACGGCTCCTTCGGCGCGGAAACCGAGGCGGCGGTCAAGGCGTTTCAGCAGGCGCATGGACTAACGGCGGACGGCATTGTGGGGCCGAAGACCTGGGCCGCGCTGGGTCGGGCGGCTTCCGACAGCACGGTGGCGGACACCTATACCGTGACCATTCCGGGGCTGAGCCGGGAGGAGGCCAAGGAGCTGGCCGGGCTGTACACCGGCGCAACCATCACAGAGGGAGGGGGCTTGTCCCCGACTAAGCCCGAGGACAGCGCGCAAGCGATCCCGCAGGGCGGTACCCAGCGCCCGGCTATGCCGGGTGATGGGCGACATGAGGGAGGTGCGGCCTGATGGAGTGGCTGACGCTGAACAACCTGACGGGCGCGCTGCTGGTGCTGGTGGGGATCTGCACCGTCATCAACCTGGTGGGCTCCACCGTTGACCGGCTGCGGAAGTGGCGCAAGCCCCAGGCCGCCATGGCCGAACGGCTGGCGGGCATCGACGCCAAGCTGGCCGCGGACAAGCGCCGTCTGGATGCCCACGACGCCCGGCTGGAGGATCAGCACACGGGGCTGATGGTCATCTGCGCGGGCGTTCAGGCGCTGCTGGAGCACGAATTGCACAACGGCAACGCCGACGAAATGAAGCAGGCCAGCTCGGAAATCTCCGGCTGGCTAAGGCAGCGATAAGGAGGAAAACAACATGGATTGGAGAAAGAAACTGACTTCCCGCAAATTCTGGACGGCGGTAGCGTCCTTCGTGACGCTGATGATTACGGCCTTCGGCGTGGCCGAGGATACCGCCGCGCAGGTGTCGGCCATCATCATGGCAGGCGCGTCCGTGGTGGCGTATATTGTTGGCGAGGGTATGGCGGACGCCGCCGCGGTGGACGCCAAGCAGATGCAAGAGCGGGAATAATGACGAAGGCCGAGGACACTAAGGGAACGTCCTCGGCCCTTTTATTATGCTTTAATAAAAAAAGGATGAAGTCATCAGGCGGAGCTTGAACCTTGCTCCCGCAGACAGACCGTCACCAGTATATCCAGAAACTGAACAACGGCAGGCGGCTGGGTTAGCCGGAACCCGGCCAAACGGCAAAGGTAATCGGGGTTATTACGCCAGGCGTGATTGATCGCCGTGCGGATATTGCGCTCGACGCAGTGCGTGTTGCATCCCAATTCCCGGGCAATCGGCTTGTATAGATGCTGTTGGGCGCACAGCAGCCGATCCTCGTCTTCAACAGCAAGTTCCACTGCAAAGACAATCATTTTATATCCCTTCAGGCGGTTGCTGATTCCCATGCGCCATAGGTGTTTCTGGATGCTGGTCATGCTGCTCTACCTCCGAAAATTTTTCTTCTTTCAGAGATAGTTTACGCACATATTGCTTGATTCGATCAAAAATCACATATTTACAAAGAAAACGACGGGTTTCGACAATTAAGCGAGATATGGATAGCCCTGTGGGAAGAAAGTAGGGATAAAAGACATACGGCCGGGAACGATCTTCCCGGCCTTTTTTCTACGCCTGTTTTATAGGTAGATTGATGTTTATTGTTCATCGCACCTTACCATCTCCCCCTAATCCCTCCACCAAAACCGGCGTGACGTCCACGGTCAAAAAGGCGCCGGGGTCTTCGGCGCGGGTGCAGCGATGGGTTTTGTCGTAGACCACGCGGGCGACAACGGAGCGCAGCAGGCGGTTTTTATCCGCGGGGATCGCGGCGGAGGGCCAGGCATCCAGGACGCGGCGCAGCTGAGGCTCCAGGGCGCGGATGGCGGCCTCCTTGGTGGGCGCGGGGGCGGCGACTTCCGCCAGCAGGGCCTCCAATTCGGCCCGGCGCTGGGCCAGGGTGCGGCTGCGGCTGACGAAGGTATCCGCATCGTAGACGCCCTGCTCCAGCAGGTCGTGAAGGGATGCCTGCTGCCGGGCCAGGGTGTCCAGCTGGTGCTGAAGCTGCTGCCGCTGGACGGCGGCATCGTCGGTCGGGGCGGGGGCGGGCTCCGCCATCGGGCGTTCCGCCAGCTTCAGCCAGCCCTGCAAGGCTTCCAGGACGGCCCTTTCCACAAAAGCCTCGCCGATGCCCGATGTGGGGCAGCCCTGGGTGCGGCAGACATAGGTGGTGGGGGCCGCCTTCGTCGGCTTGCGAAGCATGGCCTTGCCGCAGTATTTGCACACGATCAGTCCGGCCAGGGCGGCCTGGATGGGACTTCCGGCAGGCTTATGGGGCTGATGGCTCCCCAGGCGGCGCTGCACGGCCTCCCAGGCGGCGTCCTCCACCAGGGCGGGATGAAGGCCGTCCGCCACAAAGCATTCCGAGGAGCGGGGGCGGCTGACGACCTCCACACCGTCCCGCATGGCCTTGGCCGACCGCCGATGATTCCACCGAATTTTGCCGATGTACACGGGATTGCTGAGGATTCCGCGTATTTCGCTGCGGGCGAAGGGCTTGCCGGAATAGGTGCGATGCCCCAGCAGGTTGACGCGCCGGGCGATGCTGTCCATGCCCATGTCCTCGAAGCCGTACCAGCGGAAGATCATCCGCACCGCGTCGGCCTGATCGGGCACGGGCGCGAGGCTCCAGCCCTTCTGGCCTTCCAGCCGGACGCGGCGGTAGCCGAAGGGCGGCTTGGGGGACTGGTACTTCCCTTCCCTGGCGCTGGCCACCCGCCCCGCCCACATGCGCCGCTTGATGCGCTTATACTCACCCCGGGCCATGAACTGGCCGTACTCGAAGAACTCCTCGTCCATTTCGCTGTTGGGGTCGAAGGTCTTGTAGGGGGTGATGATGATGGTATCAGCATATTTCAGCGTCTTCAGGATAACGCCCTGGTCAATGGAATCCCCGCGGCCCAGACGATCCACATCCATCACCAGGACGCCCTGCCACATCCGCCGCTCCACGTCCCGCAGGAGGGCCTGCATCTGCGGCCTGGCAGCAATGGTGTCCCCGGAGACGATCTCCTCGTAGATGCGGCCGATGGCGAGGCCGCGGCTGACGGCCATGGCCGTCAGGGTCTGCCGATGGCGGGCCAGGGTCTCCCCTTCCCCGCGGGCTTCGGCCTCCAGATCGGCCCGGGACTTGCGCAGGTAGATGGCGTACATGGAGCCTCCTTTCGGGCTGCTTCCCGCCGCGTCAGTGGCAGCGCTGACAGGGGGTGAAGCCCCTGTTCTTTGCCTCCGCTTCCGTAACGCGCTGCGGGTTGTTCATATTGCTGCAATTGGCATTGTTGTGGTACTTCGTCCCGCCGTCAGTGGGGATCCAGACATAGGTTTCGTTCTGCTCCGTCTGGGCGGAAGGCTCCGCCTTGGCCTGGGCGGAAGGGCTGAACAGCTGCTCGATGGTCTTCGGCCCCGCCACGCCGTCATCCGTCAGACCGTTTTGCTTCTGGAAGTCCTTCACCGCGCTGCGGGTGCCCGTACCATATTGGCCGTCCGCCGAGCCGGACAGATAGCCCAGCTCGATCAGCCTTACCTGTATGGCGCGTACGTCCTCCCCCGCGTCGCCCTTTTGCAGGGTGAGCACGGCCGTTGCGGTGGGTGCTGATGTCGGGGCGCCGGTGGGTGTTGCCGTCGGCGTGCTCGTCAGCGCTGATGTCGGGGCACTGGTAGGCGCTGACGTCGGCGCGCTGGTGGCCGACAGCGTGGGCGCGGCGGTGGACGCCTGAACCGGCGCCGTGGGCTGTACGGGATCCGACGCGGGCTTCGGCGTCACCAGGACGATGAACCAAAGCAGGGACAGGGCGGTGGCCGCGATTTTGACCGGCATACGCCATTCCCTGCGGTACAGCCACATCAGCGCGATGCCCACCGGCGGCAGCAGAATCAGCATCAGGACAATGAACCATGTACGCTGGTAAAAGGGCGGCTTGGGCGGCGGCGCGCTTCGCCGTTCGGAGCGCCTGGCGCGGCCGTTCGTTGATGTCGTGTAATACAGCCCCGTTCCCGGCACGCTGTAGCTGCTGGTCTGGCGGCCCGTCGTGCTGTACGTCGTGCGGGCCAGGCGGCCCCCGACGGTCACGCTGGCGGACTTCTTGCCGAAATTCAGTTTCACGCCAGGGAGCAGCTTCATTGAGCGTCGAAAATGCCAGGGCATACGTTTATACCTCTTTTCATATCATTCGTTGATAGCCTACCGCCAGTCCAAGAATACGAACCAACTGCGCATTCTCTCGCAAATAGACCTGGGGCGCATAGTCTGGGTTGTCGGACACCAATTGCACGCCCTGATTTCCCGGCAAGCGGTATACATGCTTCAGCGTGGCCTCTGTGTCCACCAAGACTGCCGCAATCTGGCCTTCCTGCACATCGTCCTGCTTGCGGATCATCACCAAGTCACCATCCAGCAGCTTTGGAGCCATGCTGTTGCCTTTACAACGCAAAACGAAGTCGCACTTGATGTCGTTGCAGACATTGATATAGTCCTCGATATTTTCCTCTGCCGTGATGGGTGTACCGCAGGCGATTTCTCCAACCAGGGGCACCTTATAAACGTCAGGCCGTTCGATGCCGGGGATGGAGAAAGCGTCGAAGGTATCGTCAGCATATCCCATCAGTTTTGCTGGCGTTGTGTGCAATGCATCGGCAATGGCTTCTAATAGATCTACATCTGGGCTCCGTTTTCCGGCTTCCCACTCGCTGATGGTAGAGATACCTTTTCCCAAAATGTCGCCAAGCTCTTTTTGCGTCATTTTCAGCGCTGTACGCAGGGCTTTAATTTGCTTGCCTATCAATTGTAGTCACTTCCCCTCACAGAATTATTGTATAACAAATTTCGATTTTGTCAATATTCATTTTCTGAATTTTAGAAATTTCCTGTTGACATTTCTGGGAAATCAGAATATAATACCCTTGTACTTCTGGAATCCAGAAATTTAGGAGGTGATTTCTTGCACACCACGGAACCGATGTACCTTCGTGTCAAAAGATACATCAACGGCCAGCCTGTATGCCGCAAGCAAGTGGCCATTAACATGGGCATCACTGAAAGTCAGCTTTCGCTGCTCTTGTCGGGCAAACGTCGGTTGACCGTAGATGAGTATGTGCGGCTATGCAATGCTATTTCTGTATCGCCCATGTTCTTCTTCGATGCACCTCATTGACCTACTACTTTCCCGCATACCATCTCCCAGGAGGTGAATCCCATGCCCATCGACCCCAACGTGAAAGCGGTGGAAGTGCCCAGCGAGCCCATCAGCGCGGAGGAAATGGAACGCATCCACCCCAGCCTGCGCCATCTGTACGAAGGCGGCGTGGTGCGAACCTACGACGTGGGCGGAACTCGGGTGCGCATCCTGGGCGCGTACCTGCCTAAGACCCAGGAGGAGAATCAGCGTCGTCTGCGGGAGGCCTGGCGCGTGGCGGATGACATCGCCCGCCGGGCCGGAGAGCGGGCCTATCAGAAGATGCTGGCCGAGCAGGCCGGAAAGGAGGTATCGACATGAAGCGAGTATTGGCTCATAGTTCGTGGCCTTAGTCAATAGAAATCATAGCTGAATTCCATTTTTAATGGATTCGCTAACAAGTTCTGATGCAATCTGAATTGCGGCAGATATAGATGTCGAACCGATTTGGGCAGCACATTTTTTTACTTTGCCCCATGTGGAATCTTTTCGTGTATTCGCAATGAACTCATGCCCTAAGGGACTGAGATCTCGAATCTGTGTCCGTCCAAGTACATCCCATTGACCGCCTTCATTAAAAGGTATAATCAAACTGGAAAGTATGCACTGGTCGATATGATAACGAATGGTATCAGCCCCATAGCGCTGGAGAATGTCATCACTAAAACTATCAGGAAAATAGACGAACTTTTTATATCCAGAATGTGCCTCAACCACTAATAGAATATCCCTAATACACTCAAGGTCAAGCCGCATATACCTAAACCTCCGTTCTGCTTCTTATTGTAACACACGCAGGATGTAAATTGCAACATATCATAAGGAAGTGATTCCATCATGATCGACCACCACACCCACCAAGGCCGCTGGACGCAGACCATGCGGGCGGCCCCCTGCGCCATCAGCCCGCTGGCCCGCCTGCGCGCATGGCTGAGGGCCCAGCGCAATCCCCGCCGTCCGGGGCGGCGCAGCATCGACCCTGCCCAGCCCTGGGGCCACTGGGCCGCCGGCTGGACGTCGCCCGTCACACGCCAAAAGGCCCCCTGACCGTTCGCAGCAGTCAGGGAGCCAGGGCAGATCGTTTGACACCCGATCCGCCCTCATTCTATCACAGAAGGAGAGGTATTTCAATCAATGTGTGAACCATTCATTGCCGGTCGAGCCGCCAGCGCGACGCTCAATGCGAACGCCGTGCCCGACGGTCGGAAAAATGGGGGTGAAACCCCCATAAAGATCACCGCCCTGCAATTGGAGAACGTCAAGCGCGTCCGCGCGGTGTCGCTGACGCCGTCATCCAGCGGGCTGACCATCCTGGGCGGGGGCAACGGCCAGGGCAAGACCAGTGTGCTGGACGCCATCGCCTGGGCTCTGGGCGGGGACAAGTACCGCCCCGACGCGCCCCGGCGGGAGGGCTCCGTGCTGAACCCCGCCATCCGCATCGAGCTGTCCAACGGCCTGATCGTGGAGCGCAAGGGCAAGAACTCCGCCCTCACCGTCACCGACCCCACCGGCCAGCGCTATGGCCAGACGCTGCTGAACGAGTTCATCGGCCAGTTCGCCATCGACCTGCCGAAGTTCATGGCAGCCAGCGACAAGGAGAAGGCCGACGCCCTGCTGGGCATCATCGGTGTGGGCGATCAGCTGCGCGACCTGGAGCGCCGGGAAGCCGCCTGCTACAGCGACCGTCACGCCATCGGGCAGCTGGCCGCGCGGAAGGCCGCCCTGGCCAAGGAGCTCCCATGCCATGAGGGCTTGCCGGAGGAGCCCGTCAGCGCGGCGGAGCTGATCCGGCAGCAGCAGGCCATCCTGGCGAAGAACGGGGAAAACCAGCGTCTGCGGGAGCAGGCGGCGCTGTGGGCGGAAAAGACCGCCCGGCAGCGGGAGCAGGTCGCGGCCTTGGCGGAGCGGCTCTCGGAGGCCCAGGCTGCCCTGGCGGAATGCGAGGACAAGCTGTCCGTCGCCCGGCAGGACGCCCTTGACCTGCACGACGAATCCACGGCGGAGTTAGAGGCCGCCATCGACCGGGTGGATGACATGAACTGGCGCATCCGGCAGAATCTGGACAGGCAGAAGGCCGTCGCGGAGGCCGAAGACCTGTCCGGCCAGTACAACCGGCTGACCGCCGTCATCGAGAACCTGCGCACGGCCCGGCGGTCGCTGCTGGACGGCGCGCCCCTGCCCCTGCCCGGGCTCTCCGTGGAGGAGGGCCGCCTGACGTACCGGGGCCACACCTGGGGGGACATGTCCGGCGCGGAGCAGTTGACGGTGTCGGCGGCCATCGCCCGGGCCATGCAGCCACGGTGCGGCTTCATCCTGATGGACAAGCTGGAGCAGTTCGACCGGGACACCCTGCGCGGCTTCGGCGCGTGGCTGGAGCGGGAGGGCCTGCAGGTCATCGCCACCCGGGTGAGCACGGGGCGGGAGTGCAGCGTCATCATCGAGGACGGACAAGCCCTGGACGCGGAAGCCTGGCTGGGAGGCCAGGAACCAAGCGTCAATGACGATAGGTCGCGGGGACGGTCTCAAACGCCGGACGAGGTGGGCGGAAAAAAGAGGCCGAAAGCCCCCGTCGTCGGACAAGCCGCCAGCGCGACGCTCAACTCAAACGCCGGTCAAGATGGGCGGAAAGAAGGGCCGAAGGCCCCCTGGAAGGAGGGAACGTTTTGATGGAGCTGGTTCGAGGTAAAAAGCCTGGCATGGCCTTGAAAATTGTTGTTTATGGCCCTGAGGGTATCGGCAAAAGCACCTTTGCCAGCCGCTTTCCACGCGCCGTGTTTGAGGATACGGAGGGCTCCACCGATCACATGGACGTGACCCGCGCACCCAAAGCCCAAAGCTGGATGGAGCTGCTGGCCCATGTGCGGTATTTCATTGCGCATCCAGAAGAGCTAAGCGCCTATATTCTGGACACAGGCGACTGGGCGGAGCTGCTGTGCGTGAAGCACGTGTGCGCCCTTAAGCAGGTGCAGGGCGTGGAGGATATCCCCTATGGAAAGGGCTGGGTGTACGCAGCCGAAGAATTCGGCAAGCTGTTGAACCTGCTGGAAGAATTGAAGGAGCGCGGCGTTCACGTGGTCGTTAATTGCCATGCGCAAATGCGTAAATTTGAGCAGCCCGACGAGCTGGGGCAATACGACCGCTGGGAGCTGAAGCTCTCCCGCAAGGACGCGCCGCTGATCAAGGAATGGGCGGACATGATCCTTTTCGCCAACTATCAAACCACCGTTGTGAATGTGGACGGCCAGGGCGCCGCCAAGGGTAAAAACAAGGTGCAGGGCGGCAAGCGCGTCATGTATACCAGCCACCATCCCTGTTGGGACGCGAAAAACCGCTTCGGCCTGCCGGAAGAATTACCCTTCGACTTTGCCGAAATCGCGCATCTTGTCAAGCCCCGCGAGGGCTATGTGGAGCTTCCTATTCCCGTGCCGCCCGCGGAGGAAACGCCCGCCGCAGCCGCGGAAGAAGCGCCGGCCTCCACTCCTGCGCCCCGCGCCGATATCCCGCCCGCCCTTGCGGCCCTCATGAGCGCGAACGCCGTTCAGCCGGCGGAAATTCAGGCCGTCGTCGCCCAGCGCGGTTATTATCCTGCCGACACTCCTATCAGTCATTACGACCCGGCTTTCGTCAGCGGCGTGCTGGTTGCCGCCTGGCCGAAAGTGGAAAGCATGATCATGCAAAACAGAACCAACGTACCGTTCTAAGGAGGAATCATCATGGAAAGCAAGCTGAATATCACCCCCGACCGCGAGCTTGACTGGAACGACACCATCGAAAACGAGGGGCATGAATACGTCCTTTTGCCGGAGGGCGATTATCCCTTCACCATTGTCAGCCTGGAAAAGGCCCGGCACACGCCCGGCCCCCAGGGCAAGCTGCCGCCCTGCAACAAGGCCGTGCTGACCGTGCGTGTGACCGCTCCCGATGGTATGACGGCCGACGTCCGCCATAACTTATTTCTTCACACATCCCAGGAATGGAAGCTGTGCGAGTTTTTCGCCGCTATCGGCGCGCGCCGGAAGGGCGAGCCCCTGCGGATGAACTGGACCGTTGTCCCGGCCTCCACCGGGCAATGCCATCTTAAAAAGCGTTCCTTCACCCGCCGTGACGGCACGCTCGGAGAAAGCAACGAAATCAGCCGCTTTTACCCCCAAGAGGAAAAGCCGGGCGGATTTATTCCGGGGCAGTTTTGAGGCAAGAAAAAAGGGGTCGAAGACCCCTATCGAACAAGACGGGTCGCGGGAGCACTCCATGGAATCAGTCCACTCGGGCGGAAAAACGGGGTCGAAGACCCCATCAAATTAAGTTGACGTAATGCTGCCGGGCGTCCACCACGGCGTAGATCACGACCTCCCGGCGCGCGTCGTCCACCTTGTAGAAGATCAGGTGCCGCTGGACGATCAGCACGCGGTAGCCCTGGCGGCGCAGGATGCTATACCTCGGGTAGCTGCCCATATGGGGCGAGGTAGACAGACGGCTGACAGCGGCCTCGATGGCGTCCAGGTACCGCAGGGCCGTGTCGATGCTGCCAGAATCCTCCGCGATGTACTGGATAATGCTGTACAGCTGATCGCTGGCCTTGTCGGTTCGCAGGATGGCGTAATTCATTCGTCGCCGTCCTTCTGAGCCGTCAAGCGGGCGCGGATGTCCGCGAAGGTGTCCGCCACGGGAGCCACGCAACCCGCCCGGACATCCGCCTCCGCCTCGGACAGAGTGCGCAGAAGCTCCAGTTCTCCCTGCATCTGCTGATACTCCGCCAAGCCTATCAGCACGGTGTCGCCCCGACCGTTGACCGTGATGGTCACAGGCTGGCGGCTCTCCCGGCAGGTGCGGGCGATCTCGCTGTAATGATTCCGCAGATCGGCGGACGGACGAATAGTTTCCATCGGACAAGCCCCCTCAAGCTTTGATAATCGAATTATATCACGATATGCCTATCTTGTCAATTTCATCAGGACAGGTAAAAAGAGGAACGATGCCTATGACCATGCAACTCAGACCCTATCAGGAGGAGGCGCGCCGCGCCGTGCACGCCCAATGGGACGAAGGCCGGCAGCGAACGCTGCTGGTGATTCCCACCGGAGGCGGCAAAACCATCATCTTTTCCGCTGTTATCAACGACTGCGTTCGCCAGGGCCAGCGCGTGCTGGTGCTGGCCCATCGAAGCGAATTGCTGGAGCAGGCCGCCGACAAGCTGCAAAAATCCACCGGGCTTTTGTGCGCGGTGGAAAAGGCGGAAAACTCCTGCCTCGGCAGCTTTTACCGGGTAACGGTTGGCAGCGTGCAGAGCCTGCAGCGGCCCAAACGCCTGGCGGCGTTTCCGCCAAACTATTTTGATATCATCATCATCGACGAAGCCCATCACGCCTTGGCCGATGGCTATCAGCGCATTTTGGAGCACTTTTCCTCCGCGCGGGTGCTGGGCGTGACCGCCACCCCCGACCGGGGCGACATGAAGAACCTGGGCCAGTGCTTCGACTCCCTGGCCTACGAATACACCCTGACGCGCGCCGTGCGGGAGGGATACCTGGCGCCCATCAAGGCCGTGACCGTTCCCCTGACGCTGGATATTACCGGCGTGGGTGTGCAAAACGGAGACTACAAGGCCGGCGACCTGGGCGACGCGCTCGAGCCTTACCTGGAACAGATTGCGGAAGTGATCGCCGTCGAATGCGCCCATCGTCATACGGTGATTTTCCTCCCCCTGGTGCGAACCGCGCAAAAAATGCGGAATATCCTGCGCCGGCATGGCTTGCGAGCCGATGAGGTTAACGGCGAAAGCCGCGACCGGGCGGAGATATTGACCCGCTTCGACCGCGGGGAAACCCAAGCGCTGTGCAACGCCATGCTGCTCACCGAGGGGTGGGACTGCCCGGCCGTGGATTGCGTGGTGGTGCTCCGGCCCACCAAGCAACGCGGATTGTATTGCCAAATGGTAGGGCGCGGCACTCGCCTCCACCCCGGCAAGGATCATCTTTTGCTGCTGGACTTCCTTTGGCATACGGAACGCCACGCCCTGTGCCGCCCCGCGCACCTGGTCGCCCCTTCGGAAGAAGTAGCCGAGCAAATGACAGCGATGGCCGAAGCCGCCTCCGCCGCTGGGGAAACACAACAAACGGACGTGCTGGACATGATGGAACAGGCGGAATCGGACGTGGTAGCCCAGCGGGAAGAGGCCTTAGCCAAGCAGCTGCGAGAAATGCGCACCCGTAAGCGCCGCCTGGTGGATCCCCTGCAATTCGAAATGAGCATCCAGGCGGAGGATCTCTCCGGCTATGTGCCGGCCTTCGGGTGGGAATGCGCCCCGGCCAGCGACAAGCAGCTCGCCGCCCTGGAAAAGCAGGGCATTTTGCCCGACGCGGTCGAAAACGCAGGCAAAGCGGCTCAACTGCTGGATCGGCTTGCCCTGCGCCGGCAGGAAGGGCTGACCACCCCAAAACAAATCCGCTTCCTGGAAAATCGCGGCTTTCTGCACGTAGGCGCCTGGTCCTTTGACGCCGCCCGAAAAATGATCGACCGCATCGCCGCCTGCGGCTGGCGCATTCCTCCGGGCGTCGCGCCGGAAACGTACAAGCCTGAAACCTATCCCATTGCAAAGGAGGAAGCTTCCCCATGGATCAGCATTTCATAAAAAGCATCAAGCGCGGCATAGGCTACTGGCTGGGGCTGCGCGCCAAGGACATCGTCATCATCCAGTTTTATAAGGAGGCCGCGCCCGGGGATGCGCTGCCGCTCCAGGCGGGCTGGCAGCACTGCGGCTGCGAATGGATTCACAGGCCGACCCGTGCCTCGGGCGAATGCGTCTACGTCTTCCGCGAGGATAAGCCCCAGATGCCTCCAGCGGTTGTCCGCGTGGTTCATGTCGGGCAGTGGATGACCGAGATTCCGCCTGACGACGTGCTGGACGTTTTTGCCTATGAGGAGGAGCCGTCATGAACAAAGCCTTATCAACCTCTTCAACACAAATGAAGAGCCTAATTTTGAAGGCGCTGCCTTATGTGCGGGATGAAAAGCTTTTGCGCCGCGTATGGAAAATACTCCTTCGCGGCATGGACGCGCGGGGAGGCGGCGCGCCATGACGAAATATGCCTATGCCGACCTGCTGCCCCATATCGACCCCGCTCAGTGCAGCTATCAGGAATGGCTGAGCGTTGGCATGGCCCTCCACCACGAAGACGCGCCCTGTCAGGCCTGGGAAGCATGGAGCGAGCGCGATCCCGCCAGGTTCCATCCGGGCGAATGCCAGCGCAAGTGGCGCACCTTCGGCGCTTCCTCCTCCCCGCCCGTCACCGGCGGCACCCTGGTGAACCTTGCCCGCCGTCAGGGCTTTGAGCCGCCCTCACCCGGCCATGAAATCGGCTGGGAGGACACCATCAGCGATGAAATGGTGGTCGTCGATACCAACTGGGTGGAAGCCCGCGAGCTTCACGAGCCTGTCGATTGGAACCCCCGTCAGGAAATCATCCGCTATCTGAACGCGCTGTTTGATTCCACGGATAAGGTGTCCTATGTCACCGAGGTATGGGAAAAGGACGGCGAATATATACCGACCAAAGGCCATGCCGACCGCACCGCCGGCGAATTGATTCAGGCGCTGAGCCGCTGCGAGGATATTTCCGACGTGATCGGCACGGTCAAGGAGCAGGTGGGCGCGTGGATCCGCTTCAACCCCATGGACGGCCTGGACGTGCGCAACGACAACGTGACCGCTTTCAACTATGCGCTGGTGGAATCCGACAGCCAGGATATTGAACGGCAGTACGCCCTGATGGCCGAGCTGCAGCTGCCCGTTCGCGTGCTGGTGCACTCCGGCGGCAAGAGCCTCCACGCCATTGTGCGCATTGAAGCCGGCGACTATGATGAATACCGCCGCCGCGTGGATTACCTTTACACCGTGTGCCGGAAAAACGGCCTGGAAATCGACGCCCAGAACCGCAACCCCTCCCGGCTTTCCCGCTTGCCCGGCGTGACGCGCAAGGGCCGCAAGCAATACATCGTTGCCGAAAACATGGGGCAGTCCTCCTTTGCCGCCTGGCAGGCATGGATCGAGGCGGCCAACGACGACCTGCCGGACTTTGAGCCCTTCGCCGCTTTTTACGACAGCCTGCCGCCGCTGAATGATTCGCTGATTACCGGCCTTTTGAGACAGGGGCACAAGATGCTCATCGCCGGCCCCAGCAAGGCGGGAAAATCCTTCGCCTTAATCGAGCTGGCCATCGCCCTGGCCGAAGGCTGGCCCTGGCTCGGCATGCCCTGCGCCCAAGGCCGTGTGCTGTATGTCAATCTGGAGCTCGATCGCGCCAGCTGCCTGCACCGCTTCCGCGATGTATACGACGCGCTTGGCCAGAAGCCCAAAGGCCTTGGCAATATTGACGTGTGGAACCTGCGCGGCCACAGCCTGCCCATGGACAAACTGGCTCCCAAGCTCATACGCCGGGCCGCCAAGCGGAACTATACCGCCGTGATCATCGATCCCATTTATAAAATCATCACCGGCGATGAAAACAGTGCGGAACAGATGAGCCTGTTCTGCAACCAGTTTGACAAGGTGTGCGCCGCGCTGGGGACGGCCGTGATCTACTGCCACCACCATTCCAAAGGCTCGCAGGGCGGCAAGCGCTCCATGGACCGGGCCAGCGGCAGCGGCGTGTTCGCCCGCGACCCTGACGCCATGCTGGACATGATTCAGCTGGAACTGACCGACGCGGCGCGCCAGCATTTGCGGGACAAGGCCGCCCGGGAAGCCATCGCCGCGCTGCTGGACGGCGTTCGCCCCGCCTGGCGGGAGGAGATCAGCCAGGACGACCAGTGCGCGCGCCTGCGCCTGGAATTGGCTGCCGGCAAGATGCTCACCGGCGCGGAATATGACCGGATGTTAGCGGCCATCCGCGCCGCCGAAAACGCGGCCGGGCAGAAAAGCGCCTGGCGGCTGGAGGCCACGCTGCGGGAGTTTCCCGATTTTCCGCCCATCAACTGCTGGTTTGATTACCCTGTGCATCGACTGGATGATTCCGGCGTACTGGCGGATCTGGTTTCCGAGGAAGCTATGCCTGCCTGGCAGAAGGGCGTAAAGCGCGGCGCGGAAAGCCGCAAGCGGAACGCCGCGCTGCAACGCGAGGACGGCGCGGCCAAGTTTGCCGAGGCGGTGAACGCCGCCGGCATGGGCCAGCCGCCCACAGTGAAAGAGCTGGCGGAATATCTGAACATACCGGAGCGCACTTGTCGCGACCAGATCAAACGATACGGCTATTTTATTAACAAGAACGATGGCAACCGCGTTCGCCGCCCCGGCAACGACCCTGAACAATAAGGGTTGCCGCCCGGCGGCAAGCATCCTTAAAAACAGGATAATCGCCCGGCGGCGGCAATGCTTTATATACTACGTATATAAAAGATAGGGTGATCGCCGTGTCATCCCATGGAGAAGGAGAAGGAAAAAGGGCCGAAGGTTCCCCTTTTTCCCCTTCCCCTTCCATGGGGACGACATGACCCCCTGCCCCCAAAGAAAGGAACAGGCAGCATGACGCAATTTTTTCTTCCCGGCCCGCCGCCCACTACCACCGCGCAAACGCGAGAGGCGCGCGTCATTCGCGGCAAGCCGCATTTTTACAAACCGGACAGGCTTCTATCCGCGGAGCGCTACTACCTGGACGCGTTGGGGCCGCATCGACCGTCAGAGCCATACCGCGTCGGTCTGCGCCTGGTGGTGAAATGGTGCTTCCCGCTCGCGCGAGGCCATCGCGCCGGCCAATACAAACTCACCCGTCCCGATACCGATAACCTGCAAAAGCTGCTCAAGGACTGCATGACGCAATGCGGCTTCTGGACGGACGACAGCCTGGTCTGCTCGGAAATCGTCGAAAAATTCTGGTCGGATGTGCCCGGCGTGTTTATCCGCATCGAGGAGGTCGACCCATGACCGTCAGCCATGATCCGCCCACCATCCGCTGCTGCGACCTATGGCCGCCCGGTACGCTCACGGCGGACAAGCTCGGAGCTTACAAGCGGATGATCGACCGGGGCGATATCCGCATTCGTCGAGTGGTGACGCACCGACACAGCGGTCACGTCACCGTGGAATACTGGAGCAACCTTCCTCACGCCTGGACGCTTGATCACCTGAAAGAATTGTCCAGGCTGGAGGCGGGCGAACAGACGCAAATGGAGGTGTAGCCATGACATCCCTTGAAATCCTCACCGCCTACCGCGCTACCGTGCAGGAGATCGACGCCGTCAATCAGCAGTTGAAAAAATGCGCTCTGCCCTGCGGCCCCAATGCCCTGCGCAATCAGCTCTATGATGGCGTAGCGCCCGGCACCAACGATCCGACAGCCGCGGCTATGCAGCGCATGGACGGTCTGGAAGAGCTGCTTATGCGCCGCCGCCAATATCTGCTGGAAATCGCCGCGGGGTTTGAAAGCATCATTCAGAGCATCGATCACCCGGAAACGGCGGTCATCATCCGCCGGTATTACGGCCTTGGCGAATCCGACGCGCAGGTTGCCGAGGCAATGGGCAAGAGCGCGAAATGGATCATGCGCCTTCGCCACCGGTTCATCAATACGCTGTGAAAAAAAGTTTGAGACAGTGTCCAAAAGTTCCTTGTAGTGCCCATAGCCGCTGTGCTATATTGATATCATCCACAGCAGCGAGAGAGCGGCAACGCTCCCCCGCTTTTGCTTGCGCCGGATGAAATCAAAACCTCTACGCTCTCAAGACCGCGGCGATGCGCCGCGATTTCACGCTTTGGGAAAGGAGGCCGCCATGGCCCGTGGAAAATACGCCGACTGGCTGGAGCCGGACGGCCTGCTTCGCCTGGAAGCCTGGGCGCGGAATGGGCTAACCCTGGAGCAGATCGCCCATAACTGCGGCTGCTCCTTATCTACGCTCAGCGAGTGGAAAAAACGGTTTCCGGAAATATCGGCAGCCCTAAAAAAGGGCGGCGAAGTGGTGGACATTCAGGTGGAAAACGCGCTGCTCAAGCGGGCGCTGGGTTATGAATACACCGAAGAAATGACGGAGCAGAGCGAGGAGGGCATGAAGATTCGCCGGACAAAGAAGTTTATTCCCCCGGACGTGACGGCGCAAATCTATTGGCTGAAAAACCGCAGGCCGGCGGCCTGGCGGGACAAGCCCGCGGCCGTGGATAACGCCGACGATCAGGCCCTGCAAAAGGCCAGCGAAATTCTGCGAGGTGTGGCGGATGCCCTGGATTAACATCATTCGGCAAAAGCGCGGGCGAAGCCCATGCCCCTGACGGTCAAGCAGCGGGAATACCTGCTGGGCGCCCACCATCGCTGGAATTTCAAGACCGGGGCGACCGGCTCCGGCAAGTCCTTTGTGGACATGGCGGTCACCATCCCCAAGCGGTTGCTTTCCCTGCGGGGCGAAGGGCTGGCGGTGCTCATGGGCAACACCCAGGGCACCCTGGAGCGCAACATCCTGTCCCCCATGCGGGAAATGTGGGGGGAAGCCCTGGTAGGCCCCATCCGCACCGGCGCCAACGGAAGCACCGCCCGGATGTTCGGCCGCACGGTCTACATCATGGGCGCGGACAACAAAAAGCATGTGGCCCGCATCCAGGGCGCTACCATCGAATACGCCTACGGCGACGAGGTGGCCACCTGGTCGGAGGCCATGTTCCAGATGCTGAAAAGCCGCCTGCGGTGCGCGCACAGCCATTTCGACGGCACCTGTAACCCGGAAGGCCCCAAGCACTGGCTGAAGCAGTTCCTGGACAGCGGCGCGGACATTTATCATCAGCACTACGTCATCGAGGACGGAACGCTGCCCGCCCGCCGCGTGGAGGAGCTGAAGCAGGAGTACGCCGGCACGGTGTACTATCAGCGGTACATTCTGGGCTTGTGGGTGGCGGCGGAAGGCGCGGTGTACCGGCAGTTTGCGGACAACCCGGCTCGCTATGTCATCCCGACCCCGCCGTCCATCGCCCGGGCCGTCATCGGCGTGGACTTCGGCGGCGGCACATCGTCCCATGCCTTCTGCTGCATGGGCTATACCGCGGGCATGGATCAGCTGGTGGTGCTGGACGAATACCGGGAGCAGGCCGTCCTCACCCCGGACAGGCTTTGCCGTGACTTTGTGGACTTCGTGCGCCGGTGTCAGCAGCGGTGGCTGGTGACTGACGTTTACTGCGACAGCGCGGAACAGACACTCATCGGCGGGCTGCGGAAGGCGGCCATCGACGCCCGGCTGCCCGTCGCCATCGGCAACGCCCGGAAGGTCGCCATCAACGACCGCATCCGGGCCCTGTGCATCCTCATGGGCGCGGATCGGTTCAAGGTCATATCGACCTGCCGCCACACCATCGACGCCCTTCAGGGGGCCGTGTGGGACGCCAAGCGCCTGATCGAGGACGTCCGCCTGGACGACGGCACCACCAACATCGACAGCCTGGACGCGCTGGAATACGCCTTCGAGCGAGACATTCCCACGCTGATCCAGCTGGGGAGGCGGCCATGAATCTTTTCGATACCGTTAAAAAGAAGGTGAGAGGCTGGATGCAGAAAACAGGCGCAAGCACGGGCCTGGCCCGGGAGTTCAAGGACGTGTTCGAGCTGGGCGGCGTCCCGGCCTTCAACCAGTTCTATTATTTTGGTATTTTCATCTGGAAGTGGATCTACAAGGGCATGTACAAGGCCTGGCACATCGTGCCGGACTTTTCGCCCCTCCACCCAAACGGTCAGCGGGAGCTGTACCGCCTGGACACCGCCAAGGCCGTGTGCTCCGAGCTGGCGGGGCTCATCTGGGCCGAGCAGTGCGAGGTGCACGTCAGCCGGGACGGCGCCGTGCCGGAGGACGGGCAGACCGATCCCCTGGACGCCTTTGTTTCCGATGTACTGCGGCGCAACGGTTTCACGGAGAAGATGCAGTCCTTTGTGGAGCAGGGGCTGGCCCTGGGCGGCGGCGCCATCAAGCCCTATGTGGACGGCCGGATGGCGGAGGGCGGCATCGTCAGCGGCACGGAGGTCATCCGCCTGAGTTACTGCATGGCCGACCAGTTCGTGCCCATCGCCTGGGACAACGCCGAGGTGCGGGAAGGCGTGTTCATCAGCCGCCTGGCCCGGGGCGGATACTACTACACCCGCCTGGAATGGCACCGCTGGGACGGCGCGACCTACGTCATCGACAACGAATTGTACCGCGCGGACAAGGGCGGCCCCGCCGAAAGCCAGGACATCCTGGGCATCCGCTACCCTCTGCAGGAGATTTACCCCAACCTGCAGGAGCATGTGGAGCTGCCGGGCATCCGCCACCCGCTGTTCAGCTACTTCCGCACGGCCACGGCCAACAACATCGACGACAACAGCCCCCTGGGCATGAGCGTCTACGGCAATAGCCTGTCCGTGCTCCACGCCATCGACATCGTATTCGACAGCTTTGTCAACGAGTTCATCTTAGGCCGCAAGCGCATCATCGTGCCCAGCAGCTACCTGGACGTGGTGGTGGATCGGGAGACGGGGCAGCTCATCCGCCGCTTCGACCCTCACCACTGCGTCTTCGAGGCCCTGAACATCGACCCCGACAGCGGCGACATGCCCACCGACAACACGCAGACCCTGCGCGTCACCGACCACCGGGAGGGCCTGAACATCCTCTTCTCCGTCCTCTGCCTGCAGATGGGCTTCTCCCCCGGCACCTTCACCTTCGACCAGGCCGGGGGCGTCAAGACGGCCACCGAGGTCATCAGCGAGAACAGCAAGACCTACAAGACCATCAAGGGCAACCAGGCGCAGCTGAAGACGGCCATCCAGCGGGCCATTGACGGCATCATCGAATTGGCCGTGCTCTACGACATGCGCACGGCGGAAGGCGTCCCCGTGGCAAGCCTGGTGCAGGGCGGCTATCATGTGAACGTCGTGTTCGACGACAGCATCCTGCAGGATCGGCAGACCAACCTGAACGAGGGCATTCTGCTGGTGACCAACGGCCTGATGTCCAAGCTGACCTATATGACCAGCATCCTGGGCATGACCCGGGAGGAGGCCCTGGCGGAAATCGACGCCATCCGGCGGGAGAACGGCGTTTCCGGCACGGCCCTGGATGAAATGCTCCTGGGCGGTGCGGAATAATGCCGAAGGCAGGCATCGACCCCCGGCGGGTGACGCCGCAATTCGTCCTCGCCCAGGCGGAGCCCATCGAGGCGGTATACGCCCACTGTGAGGACGAGGTGCTGCTGACCATCGCCCGGTACTTCGGGGAGGGCGGCGGCGCAACGCCGTCAGCCCAGTGGCAGACGTCCACCCTGACTAAGATGGGCAAGTTCACCAAAGAAAGCGCCGCCATCATCGCCCGGTATGCCGGGTACGCCCAAGGGCTGGCGGACATCGCCGTGGAGCAGACCATGCTGGCCGCCGTGAGGGCCGTGGAGCCCGCCATGGCCAAGGCTTACGCCCAGGGTATGCTGGGAGAAGCGCCCCCGGTGGAAGCCTCCGCCGCCATGCAAAACGCCATGGCCATGTACCGCCGCCAGGCCGCCGACAGCCT